CTCTGATGGAGCTTGACTCTATCGGCGATCAAATTGTGAGTTTTTAACTCATTTAAAAATAAAAACAAACTTTCTCATTCTACTCACTAGAATGGCTTTGAGATTCGTATGTGAGGTCCTTTTTTGGATCTTGTTTATGGTTTTCAAAGTGTTGTGGAGATTTGAACTTGGCAGATGTATCCTGGCTTTCCTCTCTGTTTTTGGATTAGTTTTGTTTTGGAATCGTGTGATTGACCTTTTATGGTTAGTTTGGGTGATCCTATCTGGCTTGTGGCGAGTGAAGCCAGTTGCTGTTGCTCCTGAACCAGTCTCACCGGCGTCTATGTTGCTATGGTGGTTTATCATTGTAGCACTTCTTGGCATTTTGATGTTGACCTATTTGTTATTCTTGTGGGTCTTCGTTAAGATAAAGTCTGCGATAGTAGGCAAACAAATTGAGAAGTTCGCTTTTGAACGTTATCAAGAAGGGAGCCCCTATCTAAGTGCCAAGTGTCCAGACGTTCAATGTGAAGTCTGGGTCAGTTATGACGGTGACTGGCTGAAATCAGGACAGGCTTTTAGGGTAGGGGACAAACTAATCACGGCTGGCCACGTGGTTCGTGAAGCTAGACAGGCCAAATTCGTTTCGGGAGCCGGAGAAGTCTTCGTAGACGTGGATTCTTTCGCGGAAATAGAAGGCGATGTTGTTTTTGTTAGACTAAGCAATTTGGATATTACAACTCTTGCATTGAAAAGTGCTAAGTTTGCTAATGTTGGGTGCGACGAAGGAAAAGGAACCTTTTGTACCGTACAAGCATTTGGGCGTATGAGCATGGGAATGGTCGAATCTTTCCCTGCCTTCGGCTTTTGCAAGTATACCGGGAGTACCGACCACGGATTTTCTGGAGCCCCTTATTTAGTGAACCGAACTGTTTTTGGTGTGCATATTGGCACTCAAGGTGTCAATCTTGGATACGAAGGAGCTTACGTAGCTGCGTGTTTGAGATCTCGGAATGAGGACTCGGAAGAGTACTTAATGAAACAGGTCAAGAAAGGTCGCGGTGTCGCAAGACAGAGTCCGTACGACCCGGACGAAGTCCAGATCCAAGTCGGTGGCAAATATTTTACTATGAGCCGCGATGCATATGAACAAGCGCAGGAAGAGATGGAACGTGACTTCGAGCGGAAATTTGATGACGATTCTGGAAGGTGGGGTGGTGGTAAGAACTATCATACCGGAAAGAATCGTGGAGGCCGCTTGGTGCGTGAAAGCGCACTTGAGAGATCGGAACCTTTGCCCACATTCGATGACGTCCAGTCCGAACCAAAAAACGTAGGACGGATCGAGAATGCCGGTGTCTCGATCTCACCGAAGAAACCGGCTTCGTGGTACGAAGACCAGGAGGTTTTTGTACGCAAGCCGAATATCCAAATTGGTCCGTCAACATCAACTCCGTCTACAACTATCCCAGTGACCGTGCGACCGGATATGGTGCTCCCAGAATCGATTGCTGTGCCGCGAAGAAATCCTTCCTCACCCACATCCAAAAACGCAAAGAAGCAGGCAAAAGCCCTCCAACGAGAGAAACTCAGGAGCGAGCTCTTGACGCAGCTTGGCAAAGCTTTAGGGATTGGAGACCGAGAAATCTTGAAAAAGAATTTCTCGTCTTCTTCGAACGAGAGTTTAAAAGAGCTGTTAGGGAGTGTAACAAGCAAGCCAGTTTAGGCTATTGCTGCTTTTCCCGTTATGGTTCTACAATCGGCGAATTCTTGCTTTGGGATGGGCTTAAACCAGATCCTATTCGAGTTTCTATGTTAAAGAACGTTGTCTTGGAACGAATGCATCGTCTCATTAATGGTGCAGATGTGTTTGACGATATACAAGTATTTATCAAACAGGAGCCTCATAAACTCCGGAAAATCGAAGAAGGTAGATTTAGGCTAATCTCAGGAGTGAGTTTTGTTGATGGAATAATTGATAGGATCGTTTTTGGTTGGTTAGCGGATGCTGCCATGAATGCTATTGGACAGACACCAGCTTTGTTAGGTTGGAATCCCTTGTTTGGAGGAGATCGGTTACTCTTCTCTAAAATACAGGCGCCTTTCTTTAGTTTAGACAAAAGCTTATGGGATTGGACAGTGCCTGCGTGGTTGGTTGACTTGTGGCTCCAATTTATTCTTGGACTTTATCATGATATGCCTGAATGGCTTGAACTATTGATAGTGAAGAGATTTAATATTCTCTTTGCTAAATCACGGTTCAGGTTTCCTGATGGGTGTGTCATTGAACAAAAGTTTTCAGGAATAATGAAGAGTGGTTGCTTTTTGACGATACTTCTAAATAGTGTGGGACAGTATTTGGTTGATAGGATAGTTTCTTATAACTTGAATATTCCAACTGGAGAAATCTTATGCTATGGTGATGATACAATACAAGAAGTGCCCGACAATGTCGAAAACTACATAAGCGCTGTTCGAGCCTTAGGCTTTTTGCCTAAAGATCCAATAGTTAGTAATGTTGCGGAATTCGTGGGGTTTGTGATGGATGGAAGGAAGGTAATTCCTGCTTACTACAAGAAGCATTTGTATAATCTAAGGCATTTAGATGAAAAAGTGGCGGAAGCCACCTTAGAAAATTATCAAATACTTTATGCAGATAGCGAGGAATTGCTACCCGTTATTCAGGCTGAATTGACACAACGGAATCCTACCAGAGTGATTCCGCGTGTTGCTCTGCAAAGAGTCGTGCGTGGATAGGAACTACTTAGGAAAGAATGAGAAACAACAAAAATTGGAAAATCTTCTTTTTGGAAGAGAAGCCGGG